CCCCTAAACCGGATCCAAAAACCTTTGTTAACCACGACAAAATCATCGATGATATCATTGCGCAGTATCCCTTGGAGGCCCCGGTAAAACTAACAACAATTGGGAATATTGATCCGATCTGCCCCTACTGTAATGCGATTTTCCCCAAGAAACCAAAAGCCAAGACAAAATGTAAGTTGTGTGGAAATCTGGTATATGTTCGGACGCGTCCATTGGATGGAGCGAAGGTACTGATTACCAAAGATCAAATCATTCAAATTGATGATGAATACGATATAAAACGAGAAATCCGCGAGGCCCCTGAAAATAAGAGGTTGTTTGAGGAGTTTACCGCAATTCGTAAAAGCAGATTGCATAAAGCCCAGGAGTTGGGTTACACTAAATGGCGTCCGATGATGGTTCTCGATGAACGGGATACTATTGATGATGCCGAAATAGACGGAAAAATTGTCCAGATGGGGTCGGAAAATGAAATTAAAGTGTTAAAAATTTTATGTCGCCCGGGCAGTAGGGGGATTATTAGAATTCATTACGACGACCCGAAACTAGATACTTCTGACAAAGATCGTGCATGGAACCGATATAATTGGGCGGTAAAAGCGCTTGAAAAAATACCCGATGTAGAAAAAAATAACGAGATCGCTCAAAGAATTCGAGATATAATAACAATCGATGGTGCGGTCATACAGGGATCATAATCCTAAATTGTTACCTTTGAACTCATTTTTTCAACCTTTTTGCAATCACATTAAAATTGCAGTCGTTCTCCTCTTTATTCCAGAGTGTGCAGTGCTCTTTTGAACAAGGAGAGCCGTGTGAGTTATTGAACATGCCCCCAACGTAAAAGGGACATGAAAGCACCCCAGGAGGTAAATTGTCAAAATACGATCCCATGCTGCATCATTTGACCTTTCTTTATTACAAATTTTCCTAATTGTTGATCATGAGTTTCACCGGGGCCCTCAGGTCCATGTTTGTCGAGTTTGGCATCATCGATGATGCAAGCGGCAAGATTGCGCAGATCGACAAATCCATGACCGCCGTCGGCCAGACCGCAGCGAAGTCTGCAGAGCAAGTCAAGAACGCCGGTGATTCATACCGCAACGTTTTCCTCGGAATAGGTGCTGCAGCAGGCGTCGCGGGGTATGGCGGGTACAGTTACCTCCGGGCCGGGACCGAGGACCTCGCAAAATACCAGGACGCATATGCGGCATTCAAGACGAATGTCAAAGGGAATTCAGACAGTCTTGTAGCATCGCTGCGGTCCGCTTCTGCCGGGCTCATGGATGAAGGCGATGTCCTTGCCCAGGCTAACAAGGCCCTCCTGATGGGCCTGCCCCAGGACAAGCTCGAAAAGATGATGCTGATCAGCCGGGCCCTGTCTCGGTCGACCGGTGATGATCTCTCATCCGTGTTCACTTCACTGACATCCGGTACCGCACGGCAGTCCCCCAAGATGCTGGAAGCGATCGGGATCCAGATGGGCGCTGTTACTGAGGCAGAAAAAGCCTGGGCAAAATCACAGGGTATCTCGTACGCTGCACTCACTGAAGAGCAGAAAAGCCTGATCTTCACGAACTATGTTCTGGATCACAGCGATTCCCTCCTGAAAAAGGTGGACCTCACCCAGGAGAGCCTGTCCGAAACTATCCAGCAGTCGGAACAGTCCTGGAAAGATCTGCGCCAGGAACTTTCAGAAGGTGCGCTGCCGGTGATATCCGCCACCGTCAAGGGATTCAATTGGATCATCGGCATCCTGCGAGCACTACCCGGGCCGGCCAAAGGCGCGATCGGGATTATCGCGGTCCTTGGTACCGGGATGCTTATTCTTGGCTCCATTACTCTCCTTAACGCTGCGGCGTTCATGATGTTACGGAAGGAAATGTTGGCCGCATCGGGTCAAGCCACGCTCTGGGCTGCCGCGCAAACCATGCTGATCGGAGAGGGCGGAATCCTTGCCACTGTCACCGGGGCACTCACCGGTGCGTATACGGCGCTGGCTGCATCGGAGGTCGCGGTCCTCTGGCCACTCATCCCGCTCCTTGCCGCGTTGTACCTGCTCTGGGATATCCATTCAAAAGGCTGGCAGGATTCCTTGCTCGGCAGGTTTGTCGGATGGCTGGGGGATACGGTCCCCGGCCTGAAGGACCACTTTAACGGGCTGGTCTTTGCGCTGAAAGTCTTCTGGGACTGGATCACGAAGATTCCAAACTCCATAGCCTCAGCCTGGAATGCAGTGGTTAATCACCCCCTCTTCAAGATTATGGGGGCGCTCTTCGGGTTTACCCCGTTGGGGATGGCGATTAACAGCGTGCAGGTTGCCAATGCAGTGGCCCCGGTATTGATGCCCACTGCGGAACGGATCGTTGCCAGCACCAGCACAAACTCGGTCAGGACCGGGGATTATTACAACACGGTGCAGGTGGGGTCCATCAGCACACAGCTCGACGCAAAACAGACGGGGGATATCATCGAAAAAGCCTCGAATAGCGGGGCGAGAAAGGGTCTGGCGCTGACCAAACGGGATTTTGAAAATGATGTACTCGGAGCCACGTGATGACTGATAAAATCCTAATCGATGGCCACCAGTTTACCGCGGTGAAAACGATCAACCTCACAAAAGATGCCACGGTATGCAAACATCGCGTTGAGAACCAGACCGAGATTGCCGATCATGTGACCCTCAACCCGGCAGTGTTTGAATTTGAACTGGAGTTGTTCAATCCCTCGATCGAACACCAGGTTTCTATCAACTCGACAACCGGTGAGACGGAAAGTACTGATGTCCTGATAGATGAGTATGACATCCTGGACACATTGTACAGGGCCGCGAAACCGTTCACGCTAATGACCCACCGGGGCCAGTACGACAACATGATCGTCTCAAAGTTGTCCGACGCGAAAGGCACAACGAGCGTAAATACCACATCGGCGACGATCACGATCGAGGAGATCCGGATTGGGAAATCTCAAACGGTGAAAACTGTAGAGACCCCTGCAAAAGATACTGTGGTTCCCACGACGATTGAGAGCCTGTTTGGGGGGGGTGCCCACATAGTGAGCCTCACGAAAGTGGAGACCAGCCTGACTGATAACTGGGATGAGTCTGCATCTGCGAAGACCAACCTGCAGGGATTCGGGGTGGCACTCGAAAGTGCCAATAATATCTCATCACTTCTTTGAGGGGGCTGACCATGGTTGACGTGTACGCATTTCCATTTGATGAGAAACTAGGATATCCGCAAAAACAGCAGGTCCAGATCGACGGTATTGCATATACACTCTATTTCCGTTGGAACCCGGAGGATGATGGCTTCGCGGTCCTTAAAATCAGGCGCAATGTCGATGACACGGTGATCTATACCGGGCGACTGGTGCGGTTCAACCCGGTTGAGGTCCGGGACCCGGCAACGTACGCACCACTCTTCACGATTTTCCCCTACACCCTCTCTGAAACACAATGCACGGTATGGGTGGTTTATGGGTGACCTCTGGAACAGATATACCGAACTAACCGTCGGGGATGTAAAGATTACCAGCGACCAGCTGGATATCGAATTCAAGATCAAGAGCAGCAATTCCAGCGATGCAAACACCACAGATATTGTGATCTATAATCTCTCGCGGACCACGAGAGCCAGGATCGTAAAAGATCTCCCCGTTGTCCTCAAGTCCGGGTACCGTGATGACTCCGGCACGATCTTTTCCGGGACCGTCAAAAAAGTGTATGAAGAGCGCGATGGCGGAGACCTGAAAACACACATTACTGCCACGACCTCCGGTTACGTAACTGGGAGAGCGACCGTCAAATATGCAAAGGGAACGGCACTCGGAACGATCGTCCAAAAGGCATTTGCGGATTCCGGGATCCCGGTCCAGGCAATCGATGACCAGGGCATCACGACCGACAGCGAGTATACATCGGAGGTGAAGGCCAGTGATGATCTCGATTATTGTAAGAAAGTGATTGATGACAGAGGTCCAAAAAAAGCCAAATATTACGTCGAGGTAAATGGCGGGTATTTTGTCGCAGCGGACTATGCAAAAAGCACGGACCTGGTTGTGATCTCATCGGAGACCGGGCTGATAGAAACACTCCCGGAAGAACCGGATGATAGATCGTATACCCGTTCGATCAAGTGCGTCCTGAATTACCGGATCACTATCGATGCGCAGGTAAGTCTGGTTTCGCTCGGGGCCGGGGCCACCGGGACCTACAAGGTGGTAGAGTACACGCATACACGCGAGGGAACCGATACTTACGAAACCGAGGTGAAGGTGATTTGAGTAACTATGCTGAGCTGATCAAGACCCTCATCGACTCGCGCATCGAGAAGGTAAACACGCTCGCCGTCGGAAAAATTACGAGCATCGATCTCAATACGTGGCGTGCCAACGTGCTGCTGAAGTCGAAGATCCAGGATTCAACGATCGAACTGCAGAACGTTCCCATTGCTGTGCAGGGGTTTGGTGCAGGTTCGATCCATATTGCACCGGCAGTTAATGATGTTGTGATCGTCGGGTTCAGCAAATACGAACTGCAGGTCCAGCTGGGGGATAATGATCCCTGTGTTGTTAACGAGCGGATCCTGCACAACCTCAACCACGCGATCATCCTTTCTGGCGTGCATACCGAGGTAGATTCAATTCCGGTAGTGGCTGCCGATGAGATCCTTATCGAGCACAAGTCCGGTTCCTACCTGAAATTCAAGTCGGACGGCAGTATCGAGATCAAAACGACGGGAATCAACATCCTGGAGAAAACATCATGACGAAAACCCTGTACCCCGGCATTGCGAACAGCCCGAAAACTACGATTGTCAACCGGATCTCGGCCACGGACCTGTCTCTTGTAGTGGTTGCACCCGCGGATCTCCCGGCAGGCCCGAACGAAGCTACGCTCGGAAAAGGAGATACCTGTGAGACGGTCCTGTATTCCCAGATCGTTGACGGTGTAATGACCATCACGACCCGGGGATTTGAGGGCGTTGCCCAGGTATGGGATGCCGGTACGCAGATCCGCCGGGCGTTCACGAACTACGATTACACGGCCTTGATCGAGGCAGCGCAGGCCGGCGGGAAATCGGCATACCAGATCTGGCTGGACCTCGGGTACACTGGTACGGAGGCAGACTTCATCGCCGCCCTGAAAGGGGCGAAGGGTAACACCGGGGAGGCCGGGACTGCGGGGACAAACGCTCCCGCCGTCGAATACCAGTTCTCGGCGGATTCTACCAACTGGCACACGGACTGGACCACTGGCGACACGGTGTTCCGGTTCTCTCTGGATGGAGGCACAACCTGGAGCGTAGCGATCCGGTTCCTTGGCCCTGCCGGAGTAAAAGGGGACACCGGGGAGAGCGGAGCCGTCACAAATATCGATACGGACAGCACGCTTTCCGCGAACTCTGACTCCCTGGTCCCGTCCCAGAAGGCCGTGAAGACGTACGTGGACAACATCGTCGCCGGCCTGGATTGGAAAGAGTCTGCCAGGTGCGCCACGACCGCAGCCGGGACCCTCTCCACGGACTTTGCCGCAGGCTGTACTGTGGATGGGGTAACATTGGTGGCCGGGAACCGTATCCTCATCAAGAACCAGGCAAGTGCAGCAGAGAATGGGATCTATGTAGTGAACGCCTCCGGTGCCCCAACCCGGGCCACGGATGCGGCAACAGGTACGGAAATCTCCGCCATGTGCTGTTTCGTCCTGCACGGAATCACGAACGCCGATACCGCGTGGGTTTGCACGTCAGATGGCACGATCACGGTAGGGATGGACGCGATCACCATCGTTCAGTTCATGGGAGGGTCCTCGTTCTCTGCCGGCACAGGGCTGACCCTGAACGGCAATCAGTTCAGTGTGCAGTTCGGGACCGCGGCAGGGACGGCCTGCCAGGGGAACGATAGCCGGCTCTCGGATACCCGGACCCCATCGGCGCACGTTGCCAGTCATAAGACCGGGGGATCGGACGTACTCGCGGCGGCGGATATCGGAGCAGCCCCCCTTAACTCTCCTGCATTTACGGGAGTCCCCACTGCCCCAACCCCTGACCCCGCGACCAATACCACGCAGATCGCAACGGCGGCAATGGTGCAGGCCGTGATCGCGGCACTCGCAACAGGCACATTATCGGTGAAAAATTTGAAAGTGGATTCAATCTCTGAATTGACAACCGGGCATTGCGTATACCTTGCCTCCAAATCGCTTGTAACAGCCCCGGTAATAGCCACGACGTTTTCTATTGTAGCCTCGGCGACGGTGTTAAAAACAGTATCCTACACCCTATACGCTGACTGGACTACTGGAGGAACACCGGATTCCACAACTACCGTTCCGTATCATATCCTCACTGCGGGAACGTTACGCCTTTCACATTGGGCCACTGTTTCCAATTTTGTTGGTTCGGTTACTATCACGATCTACAAAAACGGCACTCAAATCTATACCGGCACGTTTACTGCCACGAGCGCGGCAGCCAATACAGATATCAATGTGGTTGCCGGGGATCTGATCCGGGTGGTAATTTCCAGCACTAAAACCGGGACTTGCGCTGGGTCAATAACAGGAACCGTTACATTCTGCGGGACGCAAACGGCGACGGCAACAACCTTCGTTGCTCCGGCGTGGTAAACCATGACCTTCAACCAGAACGGGTTCAACCAGGACGGTTTCAACACCGGGCACGAGGAAGAGGTCCCCCGGCAGGCCCGGAGGGTGATCGTAGAGGGCGACACGGAGACCTGGACCGACTGCCCAGCTCCGCATGACGGCGGGGGAGTGGGAACGATCACGAACACGCTCAACACCCTCCTCAAGATAAATGGGAAATTTGCGATCCTCAAGGGGCAGCCGTACGTAGGTCCCGATGGGTGTGACGGGACCGCTGGTACAAACGCCACATGCAGTAAAATTTTGAAAGTTAACGGGGTGCCGGTAGTGCTGGAAGGCGATGCCGGCCTGGGTGGGTGTCACGGTCTGCTCGGGGCGAAGTCTGTCCAGCAGGGCTTCGTTTCATCAGAATAACGACTTTTCTTTTTTATGTGCGGATTCGATTCTCACGTATGTCAGCGGCTGGGGCATATACCTTGAAAATTACCAACGGCGATCTGGTTTTTGATACCTTGGGACGGCTCGAAACCGTTACCGGGAACGAAAAAGTTCTCCAGGATATATCCGTGATCTTGCAATCTGTGAAGGGATCGTATCCTTTCAACACCACGTTCGGAACGGATCTGGTCGGCATCAACGGGGCCGGCAGGGACCCCGCACTGATCAAGGCCAAAATAAAGGCAGCGCTTCTGTCACATCCTGATGTCGATACCGTCGATTCGATCGACATATCCTTTGATGATGACCGGAAGTTGACTGCACAGGTTGCCTGTACACTAGTGTCAGGCACAACTATCAGTACCTCGGGGATAATATCATGAATTATGGAGTTACCGAAACGGGATTCACTCTCAAGGATTTTTCTTCGATCGTAGAATCCACCGAGAGTGAGATCAAGAAAAACCTGGGTGAAAATATCGATCTTTCAGACTATGCAGTACTCGACCAGATTCTCAAGTCATTTGCCTACGAGCTGGCAAAACTCTGGCAGGCTCAGGAATCCATATACTATGCGGGCTTCCCCTCCACCGCGACCGGCGCGAGCCTCGATGCAGTTGTCTCCCTTCTCGGCATCACCCGGCTCCCGGCCACCGCAGCGACCGGCAGCGTCATCTTCAGCCGGTCCACTGCAGCAAGTTACGACATTACGATCCCGGCAGGTACCGTTGTCATGACGGCAAAATCAATCCGGTTCGAGACCACCGGTGCGGTCACCCTGGTTGCAGGTCAGACCACTGTATCCGCAGCGATCGAGGCCGTGGTGACCGGAGCTTCTGGCAACGTGGCCGCGTACGCGATCGCCACGATCCAGTCAACCATCAGCGGCATAGAAACGGTCAGCAACCCCTCGGCAACAGTGGAGGGCTCCGATACCGAGACCGACACGGCCCTCCGGCTCCGGGCGTTGAACTATGCCCCGGGTGCAAAGGGCACCCTGGCAGCGATCCAGTCCGCCATAACTGCCGTTGCGGGTGTGACGGCCTGCCTGGTCACCGAAGACACCGGGGCACACACGATCACAGCAATGGTCCTTGGCGGCACTGATGGAGCCCTGAATGCAGCAATCGAGGCCACACGGCCGGCAGGGATAGCCTGCACCCTGGGCCGGCCTGCATCAAAAACCGTTGTGGTGACCGCCACAGTTGCTATGGTGTCCGGTGGAGTCTCCGCCACAGTCCATGCCAACATCCTGGCTGCACTGAGTACATACTTCGGCACCCTGACAATTTCCACCGATGTCCCGTACTCCGCGATTGCCAATGTGGTCCTCCAGGCTGCCGGCGTTGCGTCGATCACGTCTCTCTCAGTCACCTGCGGAAGTACCACGCTGTCGGCGTTCGGGCAGACGCTCACAATCTCTGACGGAGAGGTGGCAGTCCAGGGCACTCATGCGATCACGGTGAGCTGATGTCAGAGGCACGGATCAATCAGATGATCGGGCGGCTGTCCAGTGCGTTCACCCGGGAACCCGGGAGTAACATCGACAAGTTGATCCGGACGACCGAGGCCGAGCTGCAGGTCCTGGAAGACACCGGGAACGCCATCCTGTCCTCCCATCAGTACGAGAATGCGACCGGTGCCAGCCTGGACCACTTTGCCGCGATCTACGGGGTGACCCGTCTGCAGTCTGATACAGACGCAGCGGTCCGGCTCAGGATCGCAATCGCCGCAAATGTCCGGAACGCCAGCGGCACGATATCTGACATCATCTCTATGGCCTCCCGGATCACCGGCTATGCAGAAAGCGATATCGAAATGGTAGAGTTCGAGGCGACCGTCCCGGCAGGGGGATGGGGGCTGCAACCCTGGGGCACGTCACCCTGGGGTGGATCCTACCGGTCCGCTGCTAGTTTCCGGCTGGTTTTCCACGGATCGGGCACCGGCAAGTCGTTCACCTTGGACGATCTGGCCAATGGGATCAACCGGGTACGGGCGGCGGGCGTGACGTTCAACGTGAACGCGACGCAGTTTGTTACCTGAACTGACTTTTCTTGATATTCGATCCCCGAAAACCAGATGCCATATGGGAACGAGAACTCCGAATTTTAATTTTTACATTCCTGGTGATGATGAAACCGGATGGGGGGCCGCAGCCGGGAAGGTGGACCAGAACTGGACCGACATCGACACCGCCCTTGCCGCTCGTATTGTGAACCCGACAGAGAACGCAGCCGTTGGTGATTTCCTGATCTGGCGTGGGTCTGCGGGATGGGGGAGGCTTGCAGCTCCTGTCACCGGGGCCGGGACCAAAGTTCTGATCGGTGTTGGGGGGCAGGTCCCGTCCTTTGCCGCACTCCTGTCCTCGATCATGACGGTTGATGCCAATATCAACATGCTCGGACTGTATCGGCTCATCAACCTCCCGGACCCGACCGCAGCGCAACACGCCGCCACGAAGTACTATTCGGATACAGGTGATGTGGCAACCCTGGCCGCGGCAGCGGTTCTCCCGGGTCGGCTTCTCGGTGTCACGCACCTTACCCCCGGAACGGGCACATTCACCACAGGAT